GGCAGCAGATATTGTTCACCTGCGTCACCTTTGCTGCACCATACTCATCCTTGTCCACATACCAGGCATATTGATGCACCCTGTTCTCGTCCACCAGACTGTTTGTCACATTCGGGTTGATTGCCTTTGCACCCTCGTAGCCTATAGTGTCCTGCATGCCTCTCGACATCGTACCGCCAGTCGTGCGCATATTCGTATGCGAGCCAGCGCCACACTGCTCCTGCATATTTCTCCTGCCATACTTCGCGTATGCAAGGTTTGCAATGCGGAAGTGCATCAGTGCATCTATCTGCTGCATACCTCGCTGTACGCTGTAATAATGGAAGTCCGTCCATGTCATACTTGCAGTAGTGCTTCCGCCGGTTATGCAAGCACGCAGCTTGCTGCCCACAACAGAACTGCCCACAACAGCACACAGATGCTCCTCGTTGGCAAACCATTCAGGCTCCATATCCTCTATCTTGCTGCTATTGGATAACACCACCTTGTCAAACTCGGCTGTGTTCAATATAGAGAAATACAAAGTCTTGGCTCCCTCCGGCACATCGCTGATGAGATACATGCCAGCCTCAAATCTGTTTCCCAACGTTGGCACCACGATGCTCTTCACCACATTGCCGTTCACGTCGGCAAATGCGCTGCCCACAAGGTTCGTGCCTGGCACACTCGGCCAGCGAACACGCTTGTGCTTCGACACATCCACCACGCACACCGAATAGGAACTGTCCGTACTCATGGCATTTGCTATGGTGTCTCTGCCGCTCATCACTTTCCTGCCTTTAGTGTAACCGCCCTGCACCGCCTTGATGTCATCAAGTGTCAATACGTACACGTTTGGCACAGCTGGCATGTGGTCCTTATCCTTCGAGCTGTAGCAACTGTAGTTCTTGCTGTTCAAAAAGTCATTGATGCCCTTACTCCAGAAGAAAGGCTCATGCATCATCAGGTCGCCCTCGCTGCCGTCAAGTTTGGCAGGGGTTCCGTCGGCATACTTGGTGCTGTCCTTATCGTCAAGCTCCATGTAAGTCATCTCGCCGTCCAGATTGTTCACCACGGTATCAACATTCGCGATGTTCACGTTCCTCGTGGTCGCTTTCTTTGTCACCTTCGCAAGCACTCTGTGACGGTTATTCAATATCGCAGCTACATGGCCGCTTGGCTTGTAGTCGTTGCCGTACTTATAGCCCGTGCCGTTATCCAAGTTCGAGAGATTTGCATCGTCTGCCACGCTCTCGTCGCTCTCCAGCATTGTATATTCAGGCTGCTCGATGTTCAACTCCGGGTAGTGCTCGATGTATGCAGCATAGGTCTCATCATCAACGTAACGAGTCAGTCGGTATGTGCCCACCAGTCGGCAGCTCTCCACATTGCCGCCGTTCTCGTCCACACCGCCCGTCTGCATCAGTGAGGCCAGCAAGCTGCCGTCGCCTTCCATGTCGATGCCGGTCACACGCAGGTACTTCACATTTCCGCACCTTGCGTGCAGCGTCTGCCAGTCCACGCCCGGACAGTTGTCAACCACAAGTCTGTTGATGTTGCTTGTGCCCTCCAGCGTCAGACCGCTGGTCGTCAGTTTGCTCAGGTAGCGCAGTTCCAGAGTCTGCAACGTTGCCGGAAGCGTTACGCTCGTCAGCGGAGCACCCTGGGCGAAGTTCACGCCGGTCAGAGCTGTCTTGCCTGCCTTCAGCGTCTCCAGCTTCGTGTTGTTGCTCAAGTCTATGCCAGTGAAGCTGCCTGACTTCAAGCCGGTCATATTCAGAGTCCGCAAGTTTCGGCAGCCGTTCACCAGCAATGCGTTCAGCGTTGTCTGTGTCTGGCCGCAGCTCACGTCAAGCGTCCTCAGAGCGGAGCAGTTGTTCAGGTTCAGAGTCTGGAGTATGGCATGGCTCACGTCCGTCAGGTCAAGCCCCATGATGCGGCTCGCACCATAGATGTATTGCGGGTCATTCACGATGAGGTCCGTGTCAAGCGTCAGTTCCACCTGACTTCCCGTGTCTTCCGCAAGCACTGCGCTTTCGTGCGGCGTACCGCTCGTGTAGCCGTACCCGAAGAAATACCGCTCGCTCGCCGTGATTCTTATCTTCCGGTTGTCACTTCCAAACTTATAGCCGAAGTAGGCTGCGAAACTATCCTTTCTGTATGTTCCGCACACATACTGGCTGTCCAGCAATGCAAAGCGGTTCTGGATGGTATAGGTGCGGTGCGCGTATCGGCTGCCCTGGAGTGCATAGAGATAGTCATAGTAACTCGTAGTGCCGTCTGCCGTCGTCACACCCTCCGTCAGCGGCTTGATGTACTTGTAGATGCCGTCCTTGTTGTAGATGCGTTCACACCAGTTGCCCATCATCTCCTCATTGAACACCTTCAGCACATACTCCAGCGACATCGTGCTTCGCAGCTTGTCTGCCACCTCCCTCAGTTTGTCCGGGCAGCCTCTCACAAGTTCCCACAGCACGGAATCGTGTCCTGCAAAAGCGTACGAGCCGATGCTCTCGTCCACCGTCTCCCACGTTATCGTGTAGTCGTATTTCAGAACTGAGTCGTTGCGCTCACCGAACACCGTGTCCATGTCGTATGGGATGAAGTACCATATCTTGCCGTCCCACGTCACGAGCATCATGTTCTTCGCGCGGTTGTCCACAGCCATGAAGTAGTCCGTTATCAGATACCATGCAAATGGCGAGTCGTTGCCGAAGTATTCCGCATATTCGTTCAGGAATTTCGTCGGGTTACCCTTGCACGAGTATATCCACTCCCAAAGGCGCTTCACTGCCGCCTTGTCGTCCTCATGTGCCGTCGCCCATGTCTGGTCGGGTTTGAAGCGGAACTCCAGAGCGTCGTCAAACGTGTCCATGTTGCTCGTACCGAACAGGCACAATGTCTCCGAGTTGTTCAGGAACTCCAGGCAGATGCACTTGTTGCGCTCCCCCTTCAGTGTAGCCTCGTCATTGAAGCCCTCGATACCCTCAAAGCCGTAGATGATGCCGCTGCCGCTCTTCTCGTTGTTGAAGTTGTACTTGCCAAGATACACGTTCTCACCCGTGCCGTTGTTGTCGTAGAACAAATCTATCGGGAATCCGTCCACGCCGATTCTCACATCATAGTTGCCCTTGTAGGCCATTTGTGGCGGAGTCAGCCAGCCGCATCTCTTCCAGATGTCGTTCACGATCCTCACCGCACCCGTATTGTGCGTAGATGAAGAATCAGAGAAGTCCGCCTTAAGGCAGAATATGTCTATCGGTCTTGCACCTGGTTTGAACGAATATTTGAAGTCCGCTACCTCCACACCATTCACATACAGCTTCGTGCCGTACTTCGTCGAGCGGCTGAAGTAGATGCGGTAGTTCTTTCTCGGGTAGGTCGTCGATGAGGTGCCTTGTATTCTCAGTCCGCACTGGTAGATGATGAAGTCATACTCCTTGCCGTAGGCAGAGTAGAAGTAGATGTCCACCGGAACCTCGAACTTCTTGTTGTTCGTCTGGTTCACCAGGTTCACGTCGCCAACGATCCTCATCACGCTCTTGCCCATTGCCCTCAGCTTGTCGATGTCAACGTCTGTGCCCTCGTCGTCCATCACCTGGTTCTTTTCGAACAGCACCACCATCTCGTCGCTTGTCGGGCGGTCCACCATATAGTTAGCAAGCTCCTCGTCATCGCCCAACGCACGGCTGTAGACACGCATGTTACGCACCTCCACGTCCGCGCTCTCGCTCGTGATCTTGATGTTCGTCGGTTCTTCCTGGAGCAGCGAGTCCGTCGAGGCATACTGCTTCGCGCCGCATAGGATGCCGTTCACATACAGCGTCATCAGTCGGCTCGCCTTCTTCTCCTGCACCACGAAGGCAATCTTCAGTGTCATACCGCTTGCGAATTTCGTACCTACTTCCGAACCTGCGCCCGTCCGCATCAAAGCCTCCTGCGTTGTCAGTCTGAAGCCCACGCCGCCGGTCATGCAGTCCACCACCGTACCCCTGCGGTCGGTCACGTTCGTGCATGTCAGCTCCATCTCGTAGGTTGCGCCAGTGGTGGTTGCGTCGTTGCCGAATGGCTTGTACCCGATTTCAACATTCGCGCCGTTCGTCAGCTTCAAGGCATCGCCCGTCCAGCCGTTGCTCTGCCAGTCAAAACCTTCAAACGCCGTTTGAACGTCGTTATAACGCCATTCAGCAGGCTCGCTCTCAGCATTGCTTCTGCCGGCTGCCGTCAGCTTCAGTACGAGTCCGGCAGTCGCCTCGCTCAGGTCAATGCCACTCTCCGTCACCTTCACGTTCAGCTTGTATTCCGTAGTGCCGCACTTCAGCACCATCGCCACATCGCCCTGCTCCAGGAAACGGTTTGTATATACCTGCGTCGTCCTCGGAACGCTCACCGTCTGCGTACGTATGCCGTCTCGCCACACACCCACGGTCGCCGGGGTCGTTGTCGGGTCATACGCCACAAAGTCAAATCTCACCTGCTCATACTGGCCGGTTTCAATAGTCGGGGTCAGATGGTCGTCCGCAAAAATGCGTCCGTCACCGAAGGTCAGCTTCGTGCCTATATACGGGGCGTTCTGTCCAGCCTTCAGAATGTCAAAGTAGATGCTTTCACTCTTCAGCGTCAGCTCCGCGCTCGCCTCCATCTCGGCGACGATCTGCACCGTGTGTCGGCCGATGCTCACCCCCGACATCGACATGGAGAAACTGCCGTTGGTCGTGCCGCTTCTTTTCACCGTCTGCGAGTCCCACTGGTGTCCGTCCAGATACAGCGTCACGGTTTTGTCGCCGCTTCCGCTAACAGCGAAGGGGATGCTTACCGCCTCACTCACGCCGTAGCCGCCCTTGGCGACACACTCGGCTATGTTGAAGCTGCTGCTCAGCGCAAGGGTCACAGCCTTCACGCTCACATAGCTCTGCCTCGTCTGTGTCTTGCCGGTCGTCGGGTCGGTTGTGGTAGCCCTCACATAGATGTCTGTCGTGCCGAGCAGCAGGTATTTCGTCAGATCCAGGGTATAGGTTCCCTTGCTCACATCATGCTGCGTGTCTGCATACATCACGGTCGCGCCTCTCTTCATCTCGATACTGACTGTTGCCTTCTGGCCCGTGGATGTGCCTTTCTCGTCACCGCTGCTGTACTGGTGGTCATACGTCCATGTCAGCATCGCGCTGTCGCCTTCCTTTATGATGGTCTTGCTGACGGCTGCATCCAGCACGATTTTCGTGGTCGAAGCGTCACCGCCTCCACCGCCGCTTCCTGCCGGAATGTCCGTAGACGCTATCTCCGCACCGCTCTTGTTGGTCAGTGCCAGGCGCACGCTGCTGCCGTCGTCACTCAGTTCGGCATTCATGCCCAAGACGGTGCTCGCCTCTATCTCCATCAGCTTTGCCGTCACCGCAGCGTTCTGCACCGGGTTCGTCGAACTTGCGTTCAGACTCTCGTCCACCTCAGTCTCGCTGATGGTGATAGCAACGTTGCCGTCCTCGCCCGGTTCCAGTTTCTTGCCGTTCAGCGTCACGCTCTTCACCGTGCCGTCGCCGCCAAAGTCCTCCCAGCTTGCCGCCTGTTCCCAGCTCTCGATGTTCGTGCCCTTGAACTGCTTCGTCTCCCATTTGCCCTGTGCCGTCTCGTAGGTGATGCAGCGTCCCTTAGCACGTGCCTTTCCTTCCACGGCTGCTATGGCGGTCTCAAGCGTATAGTATCCGCTCTCCAGCGGAACCTGCTCCGTCACGTTATAGGTGTTGCCACCGCCGCTTCCGCTTATCTCCACCAGGTTCTCTTCCTCATCGCTCCACACATACACCACGCCGCCGCACACATACGCCTTGTCCTTCAGTACTTCCGTGCGCACATCGTTCATGTACATGTCTGCGCCAGGCCAGTTGTTGCAGTATCCGTCGCCCTTCTTTCCGCGGAAGGCTTTGTTCACCGTGTCATAGTACACACCGTCTATCTGCGGATACGATACAAGCTGTCCCTCCACGCCTTCCACCAGCCCGTCAAACCGCGCTGTCGCGCCGTTCCTTGCAGCCAGTGCCGTGTCCTTGTACTCCGATTCCACGCTCTCTGCCTTTGCCACAGCAGCGTTGGTCTTCTGGGCGGCATCCGTGGCCTTGCTTGCCGCATCGTTGGCGGTTTGGGCCGCTGTCTTCGCTGTTGCTGTTGCCGTATCTGCTTTCTTTGCCGATGCGTCAGCCACAGCAGCAGAAGCCTTGGCGACAGCTGCTGCATCCTCCGCAGGTTTCGACAGCAGTTTCAACGGGGCGCTCACCACCGTCTCGCCTCTCATGGCAGGGAGGCTCACCACACCGTCCAGCGTGCTCACAGCTTCCAGCTCGTCCACACTCTGGCTGTCAGTCTTTATCTGATTCACCACATCCTGGACCAGTTCCTTTTTCTCTTCTTCTGTCATATCATCCGTTGTTTTGATTATTGTTCAACTGTTCTCTAAGCCCGTCGATAAAGCCGGGCACGCACAAACGTTCTGCCACCGTGCCCATAAGACTTACCTCCTCGTCGGTATATTCGACACTACCCTCGCCATTGTATATCTTCAGGGCGAGTGCGTGCGCCTTGATGCCATTCACGTTCTTGTATATCAAGTCCGCAAACGTCTCCCTCGCGTCCACCGTCTGCGCCGCCTTCCGGCTCACGGTCGTGTAAATTTTGAAATGCTTAAAGTCTATCTTTTTCATACATCATTCCTCATTCGTTGTTCCTTCTATGATATACCAGTTCCCCGCTATCGCCTTCAGCGTCGTGTAGGTGTTCCACAGGCAGTATATTCTTGTGTCGCTCTTGCTGCATCCGCCAAACCGCCTCACGTCGATAATGTTTCCTTCTGATGTTTTCATCGTGTAGTAGGGGTCGGCCTCGAATATTATCTTCTGTCCGTTGATGGCGGACACATACAGGTACTTCAGTTTCTTGCCCACTGGTCTGTCCCAGAAGAAGCTCAGCTCCAGTCCGTCGTATGCCGTCGCGTCCGGCAGGTATATCCAGTGCGAGTAAGGGGCCTCCGTGGCATCCCACGAGCCTTCTATCGCGTCAAACTCCCAAAAGAACATGTTGCACGGCTCCGCCTCTGGGTCTATCTGGTATTCGTTCGGTGCGTTCACCTTGGTGCTCGAATACAGCAGGTTCGCATGGATCACTCCCGTCACCTCTGCGTCCTTCATCCTTGCAGACTTCACGTCAAGGCTGCCATCTGCGTTCACCTTGAAATATTCGTTCATCGTCACTGCGCCTTCCAGGGTTATCTGGTCTGCGCTTATCCTCACGCCACTCTCCAGCTTGCCGTTCTCGTCCTTGGTCACGAATGCCGACACCTCCGCTCGTTTCACAATGTCCGTGCTCTCCTCCACGGCCGAGGCAAACATCCCGGCAAACGCCTCGATGTCCAGTTTCTTCTCCATGTCCCCGGCATAGCTGTTGAGCCATGTTTCCCAGTCCGTTGCCGTTATCAGTCCCGCCGTATTCTTCAGCGCGCCGTGCTCGTCAAACCGCTCCGAGATGAGTGCGTTGTATTTTGTTGTCGTTATAATCTCTGAACCCTCCAGCACCTTGCCGTCCTTGTCAAAGTTCAGTGCCGCTATCTTTACCAGCCGCTCGCTCTGCTCGAACAGCGTCTTGTACTTGTACGTCAGTGCCTCTATCTTGTCCGTGCTCAGCACCAGCATATACAGGTAGATGTCGCCGTCAAACGCCAACTTGAATTCGCCCGTGCCGTTCCACAGCCCGCTGCAGGTGTACTGTACATAGCCGTCCGTCGCCGCAATCTGCTCGCTCACCGCTAAGCTGTCGAAGTCCGCAAAACCTGCCTTGTCCACGTTCTCGAACCCTATCTTCAGCGTTCCCGCCTTCGCGCAGCGGTAGAAGAAACTCAGGTACACCGGCAAGGCGTCCTTCTTCCCGTCGCCGTTTGTCGGGAAGGTCGGCACAAAGCGCAGATTCTCATGCTTCTGGCGGATATACTTGTTGCGAATCCGCACCACCTTGCGTCCCATGTCTGTCACCACGCTCGCGCCGTCGCCCTTCTTCGATAGGGCTGCGCCGTTGGCCCACACCCATTTGTTGCCGACGAGGAAGAACACCGTTTCATTCTCCGAGTTCCACTTCTCCAGTCCAGATGCAAACGTCGGGTTGTTCAGATAGCCCTTCTCGCTTAGGAAATCATTCCTCACGCTGTCGATCGCGCTCTGCACCTTGCCCTCCGTTATCTCAAACCGAGTCTTCACGTCCTCGCCAGTCTCCAGTACGAATGTGCCTTTCAGAAAGGCGTTGTCCGCATACAGGCCGTTGCCCTTCGGCTGGCGGTCTGCCGGGAACTTGTCATCCCTGATGCCGTCCAGGCTGCCGAGTCGTGCCCGTAGGCAGTTGTCAAAGGTCTTGCCCCTCACGCCGTCCATCACATCCACCCTCGGCTGTCCGTCCTCGGTGGCGGATATGAGCACTAAGTTCTGCCGGTCGGTGTTCGCCGTGTTGCCCATCAGCACGCACTCGTCGCCCTCCTTCGGTTCCACGCCCTCAAACTCCTCCTTCGCCACCACGATACCGTCCTCCGTAACATCGGCCACTTCTACCCAGTAGCTCCGCATATCCTTGCCCGTGAACGTCTGGCAGCGCATCAGGTCGTGCTGCACAAACATGTTATCCTGCTCAAAGGTGATAAGATAGTGCTCGCCCGATTCCTCCACGGTCTTGATACGTCCATTGGCCGCACTCACACATATCTGACCGCCCACGCTCCTCACCTTCTCGATGAGCAGTTCCATCACGGCCATCGTCTGCCTCACCGTCAGTTTGTCCACCGTCAGGTAGGTGCGCCCGTCCTCACCTTTCCATAGCTGGAACCCTGCGCCAAGCATCCCGTCAACGAACTGCCCTGCGCTCCTTATGCTATTCGAGGTCACGGAGTCAAAGGTTACTCCATCTGTCTTTCTCACTGGCTGATTCAGATAGTCGTCAAACTCACGGTAATCCCACTTGTCTGCATTGTCTGCTTCCTTGGCGTGGTCTGCCTCCAGTGCGTGTTTCGACTCATCTGCGTTCACAGCATGGTCTGCCTCCTTCGAGTGGTCAGCTTCCAGCGCATGGTCGCTGTCCTTGGCATGGGTAGCTTCCTTTGCCAGTTCTGCGATGTCTGCCTTGGCTGCATGCGCAGCCTCCTTCACTGCCATGCCACCGTAAGCAGTGCCACTCGTCCGCAATGCCGACGTACTACCCTCGTTCTTTGGTTTCTTTATTACCTTGATGTCTATCATTGCTCAATCTCCTTAAGTGTCATTTCTGCATATCCTTCCTCAAGATTGCGGCTGATGCCCTGCACGAAGAAGGTTTTATCCATCATGGGATGGCGATAGTGAGCGAACAGATTCACGATGCCACCATCTGTATCCGTCAACTTCTGCGTCATAACCACCCTTGGTGCATGCCATTCTTTGTAGTAGTAGTCCACATACAACTGCTCAGGCTTAGCGGTCACACCCCTCGAATAGTCATATACCGCCAACAGACCCTCTCCGGTCAACGTGTTCAATGGAGTGCTCATCTTCACACTGTCCGTCACGTCCAACGTCTGGCATTCCGCTGCTGTCAGTGCTGAGTTTATCTTCATTTCGATGTCGTCCTTCACGTTCACAAAGCTCTCCTTTGTGTCGCTCATGTAAACGAGGTCGTTATCACCAGTGTTGTTCACCAGTCCGTTGTCGCTGTATATCTTCACTTCAAACTGCTCCACCATGATGCTGCTCACGTGTGCCAGCAGTGGAATCGTTGTACTGTTCCATTTCGTGTGTCTGAACCACGTCTTGTGCCGTCTCGTCACCACGTCCCACAATGCGTTCACCGGTCCCAGGATCATAAACTTAACCCTACCGCTCACCTTATTTGCCTTTTTGATTGGTATAGCTATGCCCTCCGCATCGATGCCGAGCTCATAGTTCACGTTGTTTTGCAAATCGAACTTGGTACCAACTATCTTGTCACCGATTTTCGGGTCAAAACCTATCGTAAAACACTGCTGGTAGTATTCATCCTCATTGGAACACTCCTCCAGCGTCTTGTACTTCCGCCACTCGAAGTCCGTCACCTGTCCTTCTGTGCCTTTTTCCACAACACACTTATCCCCTATTATCAGCATACATGCCAATACACCCACCTTTGATATATGGTCGCTGCCGTCTCCAATGGCACTATACTTGAACTCATACAACTGAGGGCCGGTATCTGTGAACGGAACAAAGCCGTGCGCCGTTTCCATATCCCATGCCACGGTCTCATTAGGCGCTGCTGCCTTCCACCACTGCTGCGTGTAGTATCGCCCGTCACCATTGTTTCGGCTCGGCACCGTCACGCCTACCCATTTACCAATTCCAGTAAATAGATTTCCCCATTTTCCACCGTCATAGTTGTATATTGCTTTGTAGGTGTCCGTCAATGCCATCACTGGGTTCAGCACCAGTTTTCCGCTCAACACGATGTAGTTCGTCGTGCCCTCGTCCGTAGGCGAAAAGACACCACCAGTCATGCTGCCGTTATACACGGCCCTCGGTATGCCTGCCTTTAGCGAGTTGTCATTCGGATAGGTAGTTGCCTCCTTGTCGTCAGAGTTGCCGTTCACACTCACCACCAGGTAGTTCGTCATTTCCACTTTCGAGGTCGGGGAGTTGTCCTGTCCGTCCGTTTTCTTCTCCACCTTGCCAAGTGCCATGATGGCAGCACCCTGGTTCTTCGCCAACCAGTTCGGCAGTATATGTTGGTTTCGCCCCTCACTACAGTATTCCTCCATCAGGTTACCGCTCCCGCTCTTTGGGAACAGCCACTGACTGTTGTTCATCATCTGCACATACCAGTCCGTCACGCAGCCACCACTGTAGGAGGTTTCCTGTCCGTGAGTCATTGCGTCAAAGGCATTTAACGCTCTCGAGCCCTCACCATCACTGCTGTATTCCGTCATGTACTTCTGCTTGTTGCTGAAAGGACTTTTCAGAAGATCGTTGTCAAGCGGGCTCTCAATCACACCCTCCATACTCTCCACCTTGGCAGTCAGCATAATTTTATTGTACACCTCCCCTACGCTTATCGTCGTATCCGTGTCTGTCACCAAACCTGTCACGATGTCCGTTGTCTGCCGGGCCGTCGTCACGCTTGCGCCAGTCAGCAAATCTCGCCAGTATATGCGTTCGTCGCCCTTCACGCTCTCCCAGGAGAACAGATAAAACGTGAACCCATCCTGCACGATGTGGAGGTTCAGGTACTTCAGTATCTCCTCCAACACCTCATCCTGCTGCCATACGTCATCCTCCTCATCACCAAGAAAAAGCAACTCGCTTACCGTCAGCTGCCCGAATATCGCATAGCGGTTACCTGCCAAATCATCCACAGCCTTACTTCCATCGTATAGGTAGCGCATGACATTACCACCCACGATGTCAAGCTCAGCCGTCACACCACCCAATATCTCTTTCAGCAACGCCAAGAATGTGCGTTGTTCAGCCTCCGCCTTTACTACATTATACAGCACACCGAGCGAGCCGACATCACGATATTTAGCATACTGCAATGCCGTCAGCGCATCGATGCAGCTCAACTCTATCTCGTCAAACTCCTCGTTGTAGCCCTGCGAATAGCTCTGCGGTTCGATAAATCCAGCAAAGAGACATTTCCCCTCACGGTAGATGTTCACCACAGCGTCACGGCATGAGGCACAAAAGAAGTCCGGCACGAAGTTCCGCGCCAGAAGGCGTACAGTAGCCTGCTGGCAGAGCAAGTGGTCAAACGTATCGTTCACTTGACTCGTCAGTTCCACTGGATCTTCAGTAAACGACAGTTCCCCATTCTTCTCACCAATGACAGTTTCCTTAGTACGGTCACCACCAGTCAGTATATGCACCTCGATGCGCTCTTCCTTTTGGTTGTAAAAATGTCCGTGCAGATACATGTTCCTTATATTTTGATGTTCGTTCCTTTTCTATTTATTCTCGTCTCGTTGGCAAGCACAGCCACAAGGTCTCTGCCTTTCACCTTCAGCTCGTACACGCCACCACCTCCACCGCCATTATTACCGATAAGTGACTTCAACTTGTTCAGCGGTGCTATCACCTCCGGGTTGCTTTTCGCTCCAGCATACTCGCCCATCAGCGCCAAGGTCGGGCCATACACAATACCGCCGTTGGCGAATGGTGTCACGGCAACCGAAGCAACAAGCCCTTGCATCATGGCTATGAATCCAGCTGCGATGCCAGCACCAGCAAACGGAATGTAAGCGTGTGCAGCCATAAACTCTGAAGCTGCAAGTTCGCGGTACGCCATTGCCTCAGCCTTCACTGCCGCCATCGTTGCAACCGATGCCGCCACCTCTTCAGGGGCTGCCGCTACTTTTGCCGTAGCAGCTGTGGTCGCTGCCACTCCACTTGCAGCGGTCACAGTGTTGGAGGCACCAGTTACGGCGGTCAAGGTCTGAATAATTGAGATGATGCCGTTGATGCCCTCATATATCTGAATGGCAGCATCGACAACGCCAGTAATCGTGGACCATGCGTCACGGTTGCCTTGCAGCGCATCGGTGAGCGAGGTGACACCATTGCCCACACCCTTGACCGTGCTCCACGACTTACCTAACGTGACATTGCTTTTGCGGATGCGCTTCTCGTAATCCTCATAACTGCCGATGAGCTTCTGTATGGAGGCTCGCTGCGACTCGTCCATAGGGTTTTTGGTGTCAGCCAACATATCCTGGAGTTCCTTGATGCGTTTCTTTACGCCATCAAGCCCAATGGTTTTCAGTTCGAGGGTCAGCGTCTTGCCCTCCATACTGTCGAGCTTCGCCACCTCTTCCTCCATTTCGGGAATGCGCGTGAGCTGCTTCATGGCATCGCGTTTTTTCTCCAGTTCCAACACCGTGCGCTGTATGTCGTCAATCTCCGATGCGCTGGCGTTCTTCTGCTTGGTCTGATAGTAGCTGATGGCATCATCCAGCGAGCGGATGGTGTTCAGTCGGGAGATGTCCTCCGGCTTCTTCAGTTCATCAAGAGTATCGTCCCATTTCTTCTTCAGGTCGTTAAGGGCATTTATCTGCTTCTGTATCTCGATGCGCTCTGTCTCTGTAGCGGTTTTCAACAAGTCTGTATAATACTGCAGCTCTTTTTCAAGCTGGCGGTATGTCTGTATCTTGTCTAAACCGACATCAACATGCGAACTGCGTTCAAACGCCGTTTTAAGGTCATTCAAACGCTGTATTTCAGCATCGATTACTGCAAGTTCTTCTGCAGAGGCATTCTCCCTCAATCCCTGTTGATAGGTGATTTCTGCATCGATGTCCTTCAAGGTATTCAGTTCAGTGGGACGGCTTGCCGCATCCTGCAACTGCGTTATCGCATCCTGCTGCTTTTGCAAGGCTGCGATTTTCTTTGCATAAAGCTCAATGGTCTTGGTATCCGTCCCGTTGGCAGTTTCCAGTTTGTTCTGGTAGTACTGGATGTTGTTGCCAAGTTCCTTGTAACTCGTGGCATTGGCGATAAGCTTCTTTCCGCTGTATTTGTCCTGGTTACCCGATTTACCACTGCCGTTTCCGCTGTCTGTTGAGGGGGCATTCTGTTTCTTATTGTTCTTCAATGCGGTCTGGGCGTTCGCAGTCTTTGCCTTGGTGTTCGCTTGTGTGGCCTTGGTGTTTCTCTCCAAATCTGCCGTCTGCCTTGCTGTGGTCTCGTCCTTTATGCCGAAGAACTTCTTCACCCATTCCCATGCCTTCTTTATCACGGCACTCGCTTTTTCGAATGCCTTGACAAGAAAGTCCCATACGGCTGATGCAATTTTCTTCACCGCTGCCCATACAGCATCACAGATATTGCGAAAGGTCTCACAGTTATTGTACGCCGCTATCAATGCACCCACAAGTGCCGCTATAGCCATTACGACAATACCGATGGGGTTGGCACTGAGCACAAAGTTCAGGGCTATCTGTGCCACCTTCCAAATGTTGGATGCGACAGCCACCACCTTTGCTGCAGCTGCTTGCGCAAGCGTGGCCACCTTCACAGCTTTCAGTCCTGCCACCACAGTCTTGATGCCACCGCTGAGCTGCACCATACTCATGAGGGCGATGCCGCTATTAGCTATCCATTCCACATAAGGTGCAGAGGTACTGGCTATTGAGCCTGCCCAATCCATCATGGCGTGCATTTGGTTAGCGAGCGTCTGACGTAGACTCTCCCCCGTCGATGCCATATTGTCGAAGGCTGCATCTATCTCTCCTGCGGAGTCTGCCATCGCTCCAATGTTCTGCGAAAATTTTTCCTTTTGTTCGCCCGTCAGCGAACCAAGCAGTCGCATTGCTTCAGCACTGCCGAACAACTGTCCGTAAATGGTTTGGCTCAACTGTCCGGTCTTTGCCGAATACTCCTGTATGCTTGCATCCAAACCGAGCAGGAAGTTCTCTAAACCACCAGCGGCCTGAATACTGGCAGCATTAAAACCGATGCCCATCTCGTTGGCCGCTTTCGTAGCTTCCGCAGATGGCTTGATGAGTGAGTTGAGCACGGCAGCCAACTGAGTGGATACTTCCGCCGTGTCACCAGTCACACCCGTTGTAGTGGCGAATACTGCCATCAGTTCGTCCATGGAGACACCAAGCTGAGATGCACTACCACTCACACGGGGCAATGCCTGCGCCAACTGCTCAAAGCTGGTCACACCGTTCTTGGCCGTCATCTGTATCTTGTCTTGGATGTTCCCTGCCTGATCCCATTCCAGACCATAGTTCTTGATGAGCGTGGAAGTAACGGTCACCGTCTCTCCCAAATCCGCAATACCACCAACCGCACTACGGCTTGATTTGTTGAGGAACTCTATCCAGTTATCTTCGGGCACGCCATTGGATATAACCTGGTATAAGCCGTTGGCAAGTTCCTCACGCGCAAGCGGTATGTTCTTGCTCAGTTCCGTTATCTGACCACTCAGTGCTTCAAACTCGTCCCCACTCTTTCCTGCCATGGTGTTGGCACTGCGCATGGCGGTCTCAAAACTGTCGAAAGGCTCGGCAAGTCCGCCCACCATGTCGCTGAGGTCGCGGATCGAGCGGACGGCTGTATCGAACACGAGGCTCTTGTCTGCCATCTCGCGCAGTCTGTTGCCAGTAGCCACAGCGGTATTCCCCACCTCGGAGAGTATGTCGTCAAGACCGTCGGCTTCCACTGTCAGACGTTTCAGAACACCGCCGTCCTCGCTCTTGATGTTTATTCTAAATTCTACTGCTTTTGCCATTGTCTTTTCTTATTTCAGTCCGTAACGTTTCTTGGCTGCCTCAAAGCGTGC